GGCCAGCCAGCAGGAGCTGAAGGGGCCAACCATCACGATGGCCATGGCCAAGAAAGAAGGATGGGCCACCAAGTCGGGCAGCAAATGGCAGACGATGCCCGAGCTGATGATCCGCTACCGGGCCGCAGCATTCTGGGGCAGGTTGTATGCCAGCGACATGTTGCTCGGGATGCAGAGCCAGGAGGAAGTGGTGGACATCGAGCCGGTCAAGGTCACAGCGGCCGATACCACGCTCGATGACCTGAACGCCAAGATCGCGGCCGACCCTGAGCCAGTGGAGGTTACGACTGATGACCTCTTCTGATTATCTGACCGCGCCGCAGCTGGCGCAGCGGTGGGGGTTGCACCCTGACACGCTGATGCGCTGGCGCAAGGCGGGCAAGGGCCCCGCCTATTTCAGGACGCCCGGTTTCGTGCTCTACCCATTGGCCGAGGTTGAGCAATACGAAAAGGCCAACACCATCACTCACGACGAATCATGACACCACTCGAGATCATTGCGACTGTTCTGCGTGCCAGTTGCCATCAATTCATTGGTCGCCTAGGTGCCGATGTTGAGATCAAATACTTTGACAATGGCAATGCCGTTGCTAAAGGTCGGATTGCCATCAACAAGCCTGGTGCTAAACGTGATGACGGGCAGGCGCCTGACTGGTTCACCGTCGAAGTCTGGGGACAAGAGGCCCAGGCATTTATGGATCAAGCCAAGAAAGGCGACCGCATCTGCGTCACTGGCCGGGTCAAGACCAACAAGTGGACAAGCAAGACCGGCGAAGAACGCGTGGACTTGATCGTCACGTCTGAGGCATGGCGCAAGATGGATCAGATGGCCGCCGTTGCTCCTGCCGCATCGACAGTGCAAGTCGCGGCCGAGAGCCTAGCGGCTGCGACTGGCGGAGATGTGGTTCAGGCTGATTGGTTCTGATTCATGATCATCAGCTCTAGGCGCGCGATCTCATGGACCGCCGCCTGGAGCATCTCCTGCTGCCGCATGGTTTGCCGCAACAGCTGCGCCGCGAGTTGGCCGACGTTGCCCTGTTCGGCCAGGCCGCGGCAGTTGGCCTCGAGTTTGAACAGCTTCTCTGGTGGGATGTCCACCACCATCCACTTACCGAAATCCATCAATCCGGGGCGTGTTGCCCCATGGTGCCAATGAATTGTCCACAGTGCAGCAGCAACGATCACCGGGTTCCGGTGACGAATGGTCAGATGTCTGACCAGATCGTGCGGAAGCGGGTCTGCAAGGACTGCGGGCACATCTGGTTCACGGTTGAGGTGATCGTGCCGAAGTATGCGGTGGGATGGGCGACGGGCCTGCAGCGTAAACCGGTGCTGCGAGTGCCTGTTGAGGTAACCACCGGGATGGTGCGAATGCGCGCGAGCCACGTCGAGGAGCTGTCGTGGGATGTGAACAAACGTGACAAGCCGGCTGCCTGATGCGCTGTCTGCGGTGTATTCTGGCGCAGTCCACCCAACACCCACCCATGTTCACCGCCACTGCTCTGGTGATCTGGAAGCTGCTCCTACCGCTGCTGGTGCTGGTCGCTCTGATCGACTGGCTGACCGCTTCCACCGATCGCCGTGTTCGCGTGCTGGCCCATGCCGGCCGCAGTCAGCGCCAGATTGCTGACTCGCTTCACATCACCCGCTACCGCGTCCGCAAGGCGCTCGCATCATGATCAACCGCATCGCCGCCGCTGTCCTGCTGCTGATGGTCTACGTCGCCGGTCTCGACACCGGCCGCACCGACGCCGTCAACGCGCACCACAACCATCCCGCCTGCCATCAGAACCATAAGCCATGACCACCATGCGCCGCTTCTATTTCCAGATCCGCAGCGCCAACGTGATTGAGGCCATCACGGCGCACAGCCTGACCGAAGCGCAGCAGATCGCTGCCGAAACAGGCTGGCTGCCGTGGTGGTCCGAGATCGAATGGCTCAACCCGCAAACTGTGACCGACCCAGCGCTGCACCAATGAATACCTACCGCGTGATTCTTGAGACCGATCAGGTCGAGCTGTTGGCGCCGAACGCTGCCACCGCTGTTCTCAGCGCGATGGAGCTGTACCCGGATCAGCAGCTGCTAAACGTCGAGCTTGAGCCCGAATGGGCTGACGATGACCACCCATCACTGACCGCCGCTGAGCGGAACCCGAGCCTGCGATGACCGACCACATCCGCGCCAAACTCGAAGCGCTGATCAGCGACTCGGGCATGTTCAACGCCGGCCAGCTTGAGGAGCGCCGCCGGTTGCAGTTGTTGATCACCGCCAGGATCGACGAACTGCGCGGCGCCGGTAGCGTGCCGCATGTCAGTGCCGTGTGCGCTGAACTGCTCAGAATCCGCCAAGCATTGGAACCATGCTGACCCGCGTCCGACTCGACCAGCAACGTGCCGACATGCTGGAGTCTCTCTATCAAGCCAGCGGCCGCACCTGCGGCACCTACACCGGCATGTGGCAGGAGTTCTGCCAAGACATCGCCGTCAACTTTAGAGACACCGACTACGCCGACCTGCACGCTGCGTGCGTGATCGCGATCGACCACACCGAAAGCCACCTGGCCGAGAAGCACGCGCAGCAGTGCATCGCCGTGTGCCGGCGGTTCTTGCTTAGGGAGAAGTGGTTGTGACCGACCGCAAGCCCAACGGCAAGGGCCGCAACTTCACGGTCAACATCAGGATGAGCCGCGAGGAGATCGAGGCCGCGCGGAAGCTGGGTGATGGCAACATCAGCATGGGCTTCAGGCAGGCGATCCGGTACGCGTGCTGGAAGGAGATGCGGCCGATCAAGCTGAGCACCATGCTGCGCTCAGCGTCGGTGATGGCGGCCGCGCTCGAGGATGGCAACCATGAGTGACCACTACCGCCACGGCGAGATCGAGTGCATCGACGCCATCCAAGCCGCGCTGACACCGGAAGAGTTTCGGGGGTTCTGCAAGGGCAACGTGCTCAAGTACGTCTGGCGCGAGCAGCACAAAGACCCCGAATCGTTAAGGAAGGCGCAGTGGTATGTCGCCAGAGTCCTTGGCACCATGGAGCCATGAAGCAGACACACCTGAACTGGCTCGAGCGGTGGGCGCTACGGCTGCTGCATCACAGCCCGCGTGTCAGCCTATTGATCCTCAAGCCAGTTGACACGACGCTGATCAGCTGGTCGGCGCGGCCTGATGACGAGATCGCCACCGCCATCATTGATGACCTGCTGTGCCTGCCTGAGACCAGCGACGACGAGCCGGCAAGCATGTTGCTCGAGCGGTTGTATCACGCGCCGAGTTACGGCGAACGGGAATGATCAGCTTGCACGCCGGCCGCCTGCTGCTGGTGTGCAGCTGCTCCTCTCGCAACTGGTGGGCCCATGTTGTGCTCGGCCCACGGCCTGAGTTGCAGATCAAGTCCGACACCGGCACGGTCCACTTGCCTGATGCGTTGATCCGCGCGCAATCGGTCTACAAGATGGCGGTGGCATCTATGCGGCCCGCTGATGCGCCGCGCATGTGTTGGGATTGCCTCCAGTGGGATATGCGCCGGCAGCGTTGCAATCTGGGGCTGCCAGAATCGAAGCGAAGCGGCGGCCGCTATGCGCCCCGGTGCGAGATGTTCCAACCATGTCGCGCGAATGGGTAACGGCCACGCGTGAACCGTGGTGCCCGCTGATTAAGCACTGCCTCGACGGCATCGACCGCCACAACAGTCTGTGGTTCGCAACAGGTGACGCATGGCACCTGCATCGAGCTGAGCACCTGCGGCAGTATGTGGTCGAGCTGAAGGACTGGATCCATCGCGATGAGCGCGCCGGAAGTGCTGAGCCGTACTGATCGAGACGGCGGATGGATCGAGACGCTGCAACCTGAAGGTGGCGGCGAGCTGTATTACCGCAGCTGCGCGCACGGTATGTGCCGCTACTCAAGCGACCTGTGGCAGGCTGAGATATATCTGGACCACCTGTTAGCCCGATGACGCTGCCCGAGATTGCTTACCTGGCCGTGATGTATTGGGTGATCTGCCTGTTGGTCATTCTGCTGCTGAGTCGGATCCTCCCGTGATCCACCGGGCCACGGCCCACTCGCCTAGCTCGGTGTAGAAGTCCTGCTGGCGGTACCAGTCGAGCCAGGGCTTGTGGCCCTTGCGGCTGTTGCAGCTGAGGCAGCAGGCCACCAGGTTGGCGCGCACCGTCAGGCCGCCGTGGACCTTGGGCACCACGTGGTCGAGTGTTGGTGAGCGGCCCAGGTCATCGCCGCAATAGGCACAGCGATAGGACCATGCGAGCAGCACCTGATCGCGCGCCGATCGACGGGTGACCAGGCGGGTTCCGTCAATGTGCGCCTTGTCCACTGAGATTCGGCGGCAGGGGCATTGCCTGAACCTCGAGGGTCAGGATGTCGTCGTCGTCGTGAATGTGCTCAGCGATCCGGCTGTAGACATCAGCCGGCAGGTCCTCGGGGTCAGCGTCGGAGCGGACCACAACGGTGGCGGAGACTTCAACGATGAAGGCCCGCATTGGATCGCCGCCGCTTGCCCCAACGGTAGCGGGCGCGACTGGATCGCCCGATGTGTGACAGATTGTGAACGGGCCGCCCTGATCGCGCACTATGCGCTGCCGGTGGCGTATTGTTAGTTCATCAACGCACCGGACCGATGGCTTTCACCGCTCTCTGCCTCGACGATTCCGTCACCACCTGCGACTGCTGCGGTCGCACCGATCTCAAAGCCACTGTTCTGATGCAATGCGACCTTGGCGAGCTGGTCCACTTCGGTCAGGTCTGCGCAGCCCGCAACAGCGGCAAGACTCGCCAGCAAGTCACCAAGGAGATCCGCGCCGAGCGCGATGCTGCCTTCGGCCGCGCCAGCAATCAGCTGATGGATCTGCGCCGAGCTGGCACCAAGATCACCCGCGAGATCGTTCGTGAAGTGGCCGCCAGCTTCCGGGCTGATGCCACCCTTCTGATCCGGCAATGGGCGTGACGATGGCAGTCAGCACGAACGGCCGCATAATCGCCGCCGCAGGGCTGGCTATTGCCGCCCATACATTCGTCAGCGCCCCTGGCGCACTGCAATCGTTCTTGCTTGGGTTCCAATTTGCCGTCGTCTTGTTTGCCTTCTTGCTATGACCTACATCCTCCACACCGGCCCGTGGCACATCGGGCCATTCCCGACCCACATCGCGGCGCAGCACTTCGCTGAGAGCCACGGCATCGACGATTACCGCATGATTCCGCTTGATGATCCGGCTGAAGCGCCGGGCCGGATCGCGCGGTTCAATACTGCCAGCGTACCTTAGGCTTGCCCTTGCGAATGCCAAGGTGAACGAATCCCTTCGGCGCGCCGTAGCCGACGCTATAGGGCCAGTTCTTGTCGCACCAGTCTTGGACCGCGTAGATGTCCGCGCCATGGATGAAGAAGTCCACAGCACCCACGCCGGGCGCGTCGTAGAGGTGCTCGCTGCCTGAGGCTCCACCCACCTGCCGGTTGACTGCTGGCGGCCTGAATCCAGATGTGATCACGATCGGCTTACCACCGAACGCACCCCGCACCCGCTCAAGGAACGCCGCCAGCTCGGCGGCCGTGTCGATCTGGTGCTGGTGGTCGAACCTGCGGGCCTCTTGGTCAAGGGCAAACTCGCCTAGCCGTATGTGAGGCGTGATGTGCGCCGAGAACGGGCTGGCGGGCGTCAGCTTGGCCGGTTGCCGCTCTTGCTCAGGCAGGCCCCACAGGCGGCCCTCGGCCTCTCTGCGGCGCTTCAGGCCGGCTTCGACGTTGGTGCCAGGGTTGCGGTAGAGCAGCAGCGCTTCGGGCACCTGCGGCCACTCCTTGCCCTTTAGCCGCTTGCTGATGGTCTCGAACCCGGCGGCGCCGTAGAAGCCACTGCCCAGGTTGTACGCGAACGAGATCAGCGTGCACTTCTGCTGGTCGCTCATCGCCACCCAGAACGGCACGGTCGCGCGCAGCTTCTCAGCGATGCGATCGACCTCACTGCGCAGCAGCATGTCGGCCTCGACCCGGTTGATCTTGTCGCCCTTTTGCACCTTGCGGCCGTCGCTGTAGCGCGTGGTGCCATAGCCAATGGTCCACGGGTCGCCGCCGCTCAGCGGATCGGGGTAGGCCTCAAGATGACAGCCCTCAAACTGCTGGATCAGCTGCAGCGCTGCGCCCAGGTCAGCCTGCTTGCCGTCTTGGCTCCATGTCTGAAACCACGCCTGATCTCTATTAAACAGATCCGGCGCAATCTTTAATAGCTCCGCTTCCAATTCAACAATCGCCGCCATCTGATGCGGCAGCCCTTTCCAGTAACGGAACAGGTCGCTTGGTTTGATTGGTGCTTTAGCCACGCTTGGGGAACATCAGACGCAGTGCCTGCAGCAGCAGTTGGATCCAGCTATTCGACTTGAGCGGGGTCAGCGCGATAACCTCGCTACCAGCGGCGAGGATGATGGCGATGACGGCGACGGTTTGCGCGTCCATGATCAGCGGTGTGGGCGTGCCTCAAGGGTAGCCACGCGCTGCTCGACGCCATTCAGCCGCTTGAAGGTCTCCTGTCGATCCGCGCGGATGTCGCCGTGGAGCACCTCGAGCTGAGTGGCGATATGCTCGACGGCGGCGGTGAGCCTGATCACGGCGTCACGCGCTTCATCGTTGCGCTTGCTGAAGCCCATCGCGCCCATCGCAAACACGCTGATGGATGCCCCAGCAACAGCAGCGATCAGCTCGATCATGCACCTAGGTTAGCGCCCCTGCCCGCGGCGAGGTTTCTTGCCGCGTCGCCGTGGCCGGCTGTTTTGGCCGTAGCCGATGCTGGTGGTTTTTGGTGGTCCCGGTTGGTGATCAATCCGGGTGGCGCCAGTCTTGGCTTTGACGGCCATCAGCTCTCAGGCTCAGGTTCTTCTGCCACTGGCTGCGGCGCATAAGGATCAGCAGGCCACGCGGGGTAATCAGGCCCAGTGATGTAGGCGGCCAGGTCGTCGGTGTCGGCGGTGTCGCGGATGGCGGTCACCTTCACACCAGCAGCCAGGCGGATGTCCTCACGCCAAGTCTTCAGCACTGGGTCGGCGACCTTGCCGTTGTCGGCCTCGCGGATGATGATCCAGTCCGTAGGGGCCAGCAGGGTATTAGCGGTGGTGCGGGTCTGTGCCACCCACTGCTCGACCAGTTGCGTGTGGTCCTTAGGCAGCCCTGGCCCCCAGTAGAACCGTTGATCGTATGGCTGCGGGTCAGGCACCTCCGTGATACCAATCGCCTTGCGCTCCTGCGGGCTGCTCAGCCTGAGCCAGTTGGCGGGGTACTGAATGCCAGCGTGCTTAAAGGGCACGTCCAGAGCCAGGGGTTTACCGTCGAGAAGAAACATGGGTCTAGATCCGTGGTTGCAGTCTAGGGGTGGTACAAGTCTTGTTCACTACTAGCGGGCGCGGGCGTATTGGAAGGGCGATTCGGCGAAGGCGGCAAATACATGCACTTCAGTATTTGCGTTCAAGTTGTTGATGCTGGTACGCAACTTGAAGCCGTTAGAAAGAATGTCGATGCCGTCGTATCCTGTAAATCCGTAAGGCGTGCCGCTTGTGTTTGGTTGCAGTGGACCTTCCGCTTGCGGGTTGTAAAGCCCCCGAGCTGTGTCATATAGCAGCCAGTCACGAGAACCTGATGTTGACTTCAAAAGAATCCACCTCGGCCTAAACCCGGTCCATACAAACGGCGCCGAGTCTCCGCTTTGGCCGTTGCCGGTGTAGCTGCCGAAAGAAGAGTACCCGGCTACTGGGGCGAAGGCGTACATCACATAGGTGTTGCTGGTGCCGTTGTTGCCGCCATAGCCAGCACTGAAATTGACAACCGTTGAAGTCGGATCACTGTTACCCCAGTATCCGGTAATTGAACCTTGTGCTGCGGTTGAATTAAGAATTAGGTATTTGTCTCTGCCCAGAGAAGAGTGGTAAACGACCCAATCAGCAGTT